AGTAGAACTTGATCATATAACCTGTGCCAGAGGTGAGAGGATACAAACTCAGATCCTCTGGCACATTTATTTTAAAGATATGCCACAACAAAATTTGAATATATTTGTACTCCCTACGTACAGCACATTAACAATGGCTGTTGCTGATGGATCTACGTACAGTCCAAACCCTCCAGCGTCTCCCACATTAGAAGTTACTGCTCCAGGTTTTGATAAAGTTATTATTCCCTTTCAAATAAATAATGTAAATATTCTCAATTCCACATCTTTAGGAATAACAACTGGTGCAGATGCACTAGTTCCTATTCCTGATGGAGTTTATCAGTTAAGATACTCTGTTGCTCCTGCCTACCTGAACAATATAGAAAGGACAATAATGAGAGTGGACAATTTACAAGAAAAATTTGACGAGGCTTTTTTGAAGCTAGAAATGATGGAATGTGATAGAGCTATTAAGACACAACAGAAAGTTGATCTTAACAGCATCTATTTTTTCATCCAAGGAGCAATAGCTGCTGCAAATAATTGTGCAGTGGCAGAAGCTACCAAGTTGTACAACCAGGCTCAAAAGATGTTGAACAACTTTATGAAGAATGGTTGTCAGTGTTCTGGAACAAATTATGTAACCAATTTTTACTAATATGGCACAATGTACAGGTTGTGGAGCTAATGTTGGATGTGGTTGTCAGCTTGTGAATGGACTATGTTCTTATTGTAGAGGCACAAAGAAGTGAGACATCTAATTGTTGAATTAATAAAATAATAAAAAGCGTAAAATGAGTTGCTCAAATTGCTATAATGGCTGTCCTGAAATTGTATCAGACAGATGTGTAAAATACACAGGTGTAGATGTACCAGTTCTTGGTATCAAGAATGGAGACAGTCTTTCTTATGTAGAACAAGCGTTGATTGAGTTTTTGACATCCACCCTTGATGGAACAGGTATTAAAATTGATATCCCCTCTTCCATTATCTGTAACTTAGTAAAAAAATATCTCCCCACTTGTGGTGACCTCACAGTTGTAGACTTTATTACAGCTCTCATCAAAGCTGCTTGTGATCTTCAAGAGCAAGTGGATGCTGTTAAGGCTGACATTACAACTTTGAACGCAGATTATACAATTGGTTGTCTTACAGGCGTTACAGCTTCTTCAGATACACATGCTATTGTACAGGCTATTATAAATAAGCTCTGTGCTCTAGACTCTTCATTCTCGGCATTTGTCTTAAATGTTACAACAAACTATGTAAAGAAATCCGAACTCTGTTCTTTAGTGAATGCTTGTATAGCTGCTTCAACCCCTTCTGGCACAACAAAGTATTACGAAAGAATGGTTCCTTTTACAGTAGTAGAGTTTTATGGTGATCCTGCTGGTAAATTTGATGTGACTGGTGTTGGAATTGGTGAGTGGGAAAAAATTTATATATGTAATGGTCAAAACGGTACCCCTGATAAACGTGGAAGAATCCCTGTAGGAGCTATAAATGGAGTTCCTGGAGGAGGTCCTTTAAATCCAGTTGTAGATCCTATAGTTCCTGGAAATCCTTTTTATTCTCTTAATTCGACAGCTGGAACAAACACTGTTACACTTACAACAAATCAGATTCCTGCTCACGTGCACGCGAATACTATAAACGTTACAGATCCTGGTCACAGTCATACTGTTAACTATAGACTCACTCAAGCTGATCAAAATGAAGCTGGTGCTACGGGAGATATTGTAGCTACAAATGGAACAAAGAATTCAATCTTTAGTACAAACACTTCAGCAACAGGATTAACTAATCTAAACGTGACAATTACAAATGCTAGTGTTGGATTAGGACAGTCTCATAACAACATTCCTCCTGTTCTTGCTTGTTATTACATTATGTATATTCCTTAATAAAATTAAATCTAAATAAATGTCTTGTAAGCCTGGAAATCCTTGTTATAATGGTGGAACAGTTGTATATCCTAAAAACTGTAAACCCACCTGTGATTGTACTGAAACTACAGCAGATAAAGTGATCTATAATGGTCCAGATTTGCCTTGTACAGATATAGAGAATTGCGACACATTAGAAGTGGCTCTTCAGAAGATTGATGAAAAGTTGTGTTGTACAAACTTAGCATTAGAGCTTTTGAATTGTATAAATAGTAATGTTACGTTAAAGACTTTGTTCTGTCAGATGGTTACTAGTTGTATACCAACTACCACTACCACTTCTACAAGTTCCACGTCAACAACTAGCACTTCAACTACACAACTACCTGTCACTACAACATCTACATCAACTTCACAGGTTCCTCCAACAACTACTACAACCACTAGTTCACAAGCAGGTCCTACAACAACCTCAACTTCTACATCAACAAGTAGTAGTACTACTACGACAAGTACAACATTAGTACCTGCTACAACAACTTCTACTACTACAGAACAAGGACAAACAACTACTTCAACTACTTCATCCTCAACATCTTCTACAACTAGCTCTACAAGTACCTCGACTAGTACAAGTACATCAACAAGTACATCAACAACTTCTAGTACTTCAACAAGTACAAGCACTTCTACAAGCACTTCGACTACATCTACTACTACTACATCGAATCCTCAAGCTCTTTGTGAGTGTACTGAGTTTTTCAATGAAGGAGGAGGAGTGTCTACTTATACTTACGTTCCTTGTAATGAAGGGCAACCTGTAACACCACCAATTAATGGAGGCGAAACAATAGTTGTGTGTGCTGTTATAGGAAGTGCATTTGGTGGACCAAATGTGACATCTACTCCACTAGGAACTGGATGTGTGGTCAATGGACAATGTCAACAACCTTAATGGACTATATTTACAAAAAATCCTGTTTTGTTGGTTTTACAGGAAGTTTTCCCCTGATGTGTCTACATTGGGGGTTTTTGTTTAATCTCTAATTAATTTGATTATTGTATATAATCTGCTTAGTTAAAATAATTTGGTAAATCTGAAATAAATTTCTATCTTTAGGCCAATTTAACCAAAATGTTCCTATATGCAAGGAAACACTAACCTTTTGCACCAGCTTGAACAAATGCTAAGTTGGAAAAGAAGTAAGAGCTTTTATGCAAAAAAGCTGAATATTACAGAACAAGAGGTTGATGATCTGATGAGAGAACTAAAAGGTAGAGATGAGGTACAAAATGATGCTGAAATTGCTGCTTATGTAGATGCTCTTGAAGAAAGAGTTATTGAGGTAAACAATGAGAAAGGTACATTGAAGAGCACATTGCACTGTGATTTTGAACCAAAATCAGATTCAGAATTAGCAGAATTACACAAAATTGATACTTTAAGATATAAAATAAGTAACTATTGGTCTAAAGTAAAGAGTAATGGTAAGTTTACTTCTTCTGTATTTGCCACGCTTAGGAAACCAGCTGATTACACTGCTGAAGACTTTGCTAAGTTTTTAGAGAACTACGTTCCTTCATATAGTAGAGAAGACAACAAGAGAGATGGTATTCCTGGAGAAGTAGATGTTGAAATATCAATATCTGATTTCCATCTTGGAAAAAGAGTGTTAAATGACTCTAACAACATAAGCGATAGGAAAGAAAAGTTCATGTCCGTTGTGAAGAGTTTGGTTAAAAAAGTCACAGGAGCATATTCTGTAGACAGAATAGTTTTTCCTATTTCGAACGACTTTTTCCACACAGACAATTACCAAAACACAACTACAAATGGTACACCTCAGGATGTAATTGCTGATTACAGCCATGAGTATGAAGAAGGATTTGACTTATTAGTAAATGCTATAAGTTATCTTAGAAGAAATTGTAATCGTTTGGATGTTGTCCTTGTACAAGGAAACCATGATAGAACTAAGTCATTCTACTTAGCTCATGCATTAGAAGTTTTCTTTAAAGAAGATAGTTGTATACGTTTTGATAGAAAACATTCTACGACAAAATATATTGTCCTTGGAAACACATTTATAGGATACCATCATGGTAATTGTAAGATAGAGGAGCTTCCCTTAGTATTTGCTACAGGAGAAGCTTCTTCAGATTTTGGGAATTCTGTATTTCGTGAGGTGCATACAGGAGATAAGCACCACTACATGGCAAAAGAAATAAAAGGTGTAAGAATTCAACAAATGCCTTCTTTATCTGGGACAGATAGATGGCATGCTGATAATAACTATGTTAATAGTATTAGGGCTGCTTTAGCTCTTGTATATGATCAAGAGAAAGGTAAAGTGGCTGAATTTGAAGAAAGAATAATGAAATAAAATGGCAACTTTAAGAAAATTAGTTTCAGATGTGCGTTCGATGCACAAGATGTTGTCTACAGATAGCTTAATTACTGATAGAGTAATTGCTTCTGAGATTAAACTGAATGCTCTTATGTTAATCAAGAGAGAAACTAATCTTAGAAAACTTTGGGCTACATCTACAATTTTTACCACCATTCCCTGTTTGGAGATGGTGGAAGTTCCTATTTCTGACTGTTGTGATTATGTAGATGAGTGCACTGTTGCCAGAAGTAAATACAAACTTCCTCGTATATCTGAAGGAAACTATCAGTATGTAATTCAGGGAGTGTATTCTATAAATGCTATGGGTGGTAAGGGTAAGAAGTTGAAAGAGATTACAATCAACAGATATATCAACCTACTCAAACTTCCTATCATCAAGAAAGAAGAATACTATTGGATAGTTGATGGATATTTATATGTAAGCAATCCCCTTCTACAAGCAATCAGAATAGCTGCTTTGTTTGAGGAAGACATACCTAATGAGATGCTGTATCCAGAATGTGATTGTGGAAAGGATTATTCAATTGAAGATTTGTGTAAAAACCCATTAGATAAAGAATTTGCATTACCAGGCTATCTTGAAAAGCAAGTGTTATCTCTTGTTTCTCAAAACCTACTTGCCACTTATTTCAGAATAAAAACTGATATGACCGATGATGGTATAGATGGTCAGGCACAAAATGCACCAAATGCTAGATAATGCGTACAAAGATTGACTGGAGGAGTGCAAGTAAAGATAACTACAACCAATTTTGCAAGAAATATCCCTCGATAAAACTTTCATTTAACGAGTGGAGAAACATTATTCACATCTACATAGAATCTTACAAAGAGTATATTCTTGAGACAGGGGAGAGGGCTAAGCTTCCTTTTGGGTTTGGAGAGTTCTCTATAAATAAGAAGAAGAGAAGGAAGCTAAAGGGTGTGGACGGTAAGGAGTTTATCAATTTACCTGTAGATTGGAAGAAAACTAAAGAGAAGGGAAAAATTATATACAATTTTAATTACCACACAGAGGGTTACTTTTTTGGTTGGATGTGGTTTAAAGATAGTGCAAGATTTAAGTTTGCAGATCTTTGGTACTTCAAACCCACAAGACTTACATCAAGACTCCTTTCCCACTACATAAGAGTGGATGATAAATACCAACACATTTATCAAACATGGAAAAATTAATTAAATGTCATACTACTACAAGTATAATTTTACATCACCTGAGATTGTCTATTCCACTGTAAAGGAAGAGCTTAAAAGCTATTTTGATACAGGAGCTATAGACGATTTAATGTTTCCCACCTATCTTGACAAATGCCTAAGAAAGTTGGGTAGAGCAACTTATGTCATCTCTGAAGAAGTGTTGCACATAGACAACTTTCAAGCTAGACTTCCAGACAACTTCTTTGCTGTAAGAGAAGCTTGGCTTTGTACAACAGTGGACGGATATCCCTATCAAACAGCTAATTCGTTCTATTCTCAGGCCTCTTCACAGTCCACTATCCAAGTGAGCCCTGTTATAACTAATCAGGTGCCTTGTAATAGTAATTGTCCTCCAGATAGCTGTACATGCATGCCTGAGTTAATTCAAGCTGTGTACAAAACAAACAATGAGATGAATATAGCTTACACAAAGCAATATCTTCTCAAACCAGGGAACATCTCTGTAAGGGCAGATTGTGCTTTAGATTGTAAGAACTTCGGAAGCTCTTCTGCAGATTCTTTTGACATTAGAGATAACAAGTTTGTAACAAACTTCAGAAACGGACTTGTTCATTTGGTGTTTTATGCTACAGAGTATGATGAAGGAGGAAATCAATTAATTCCTGACAACTATCGTATCAGAGAATATATAGAAGCTTTTATAAAGTACAAAGTATTTGAAACTCTCACTAATCAGACAAATGATGAGACATTCAATCAGCTTCAACAGAAACTAATGTACTACAAACAACTTTCTGACGAAGCATTCATCATGGCTGATATTGAGATTAAGAAACAAGATGCATACGCTAAACAGAGAAGAATAAAGAACGATTTACACAGATTTGACATGTACGAACTTCCTAATAGAATAAGTAGATATGGCTGGAGAAGAAACAACTAACCAAGGTGCTATAAATACAAACTTTAGCAATGCTGCTACGGGTTTGAACATGGACCAGTCTGTTAGTCAGATTGCGAAAGGTTCTCTCACGTACGCACTTAATGCTGCTGTTGAAAACTTTGACTCAAACTCCGTTTATTATCAAAATGAACAGGGTAATGAGTTTTGTCTATCCTTCCCAGAAGGATATCAACTTATTGGAGAACATTCAATTTATGAGAAGAATAAACACATATTCTTCTTAGCTAATAACGAAACAGGAGATTCTGAGATTGGATACATGGACACAAATGATTGTGTCTACAAAACATTAGTGAATGCTAAGTGTCTGAATTTCAATATAGACCATCCGATTCATAAGGCTGTTCACAAGATCACAAACTGCACTACAGAGATATACTGGACAGATGGTTTCAATCCTAGAAGATATCTAGATATTGAAAATATACCTTATAGAATAGCATCTTCTTCAAGTTTGTGCGACCCTGTGTTTACAAATGAGCTGGATTGCAATCAACTTAATCTACAACCAAACTTTAACATTCCCAACTTAAAAGTTGTAGATGTAAATAATGGTGGTAATCTCACTGCTGGTACATATCAGTTTGCTGTACAGTATTCTTCTGCAGAAGGTGACGCTTATACATCTTATTACTCTGTCACCAATCCTACACCAATTGCTGATCCTCAAATAACTACACCAGATTTTAACTATCCTGTAGGAAAATCTATTGATGTAGAGATTTCAAATATAGATGTAAACGGAACATTCCAGTATTTCAATTTGGCTGTAATAAAAACTGTGAATGCTATTACATCTGTAGAACTTGTAGGTACATATTTCATAGATGAGGCTACAAAAGTAAT